GCATTGCCACAATTGGAGGGGTAGTAGTGATCTTATTCGCGTATGTACTAATCGCAATCTTCTTCTTAGGCTTCCTAACGGTAGTAACTTGGAACGAAATGTCTTGGCTCAATGTGATGGTTGTTTGCGGATTATCTATCATGTGGCCTATCACACTGATTCTTCTTGTTGTCAGACGAAATGAATTGAAAGGAGGTAGCGAATGACTTATAACGAATTTGCGGAAGATGTTATCAGGACAATAAATCACGGATTAGATGAGGACAACCACATATTGTGCGGAATCATGGGGCTTGTCGGTGAAGCTGGAGAACTTGCTGACGCGATAAAGAAAGTCTATTTTCAGGGTCACAGGTTAGACACGGAAAAGATGAAAGACGAGCTTGGAGACGTTTTGTTCTACTTTGCGTATTTATCTGAAACGCTCGGAATACGCATAGAAGACATTATGAAATACAACGTAGCGAAGAGGGCCGAGAGATACCCTTACGGATTCGAGGCCGAAAGGAGTGTTAACAGATGACTTTACGAGACGCGGTGGAGTTAGTAAACGAAGCACAATTCATGCTAGGAAATGCGATGGGCTGCACAGACGGCTCTGACGTTAAGGAGTGCGTTGATGAAGCACTAAAACCTCTCGCAAAGGCTCGCGAGGCTATTGAGGAAGTGGCAAACGACATCGAAACCGCTTACTTAATTCTCAAACCTAACATAGAAGTGTGAGGAGGAATATATGACAGATACCGACGAGTTCCTAAGCAAAGGGCATGAAGCGTCCTTCTTCAATGATCTTATAAAGAGGGTGTCGCTTGAAGCTGAGAAGCAGTATTCAGAATATGCGAAGAGCGCAAAGCCGTGCTTCAGTAACCAGCCTTACTGGCAAATGTCAACGGACGTACCTGTTATGAAAATAGAGCGATTGGCAGATAACCTGATGGATATGGTTTATGAAGAAGAAAAAGATACGTACGCAGAAGCCCTTCAGTCCATAAGAGATTGTAAGAAAAAGGCAGAAGAGATTATTGTTCAGGCTCTACTAGCATACATATGTGTCGGAACGTATGAAAGTGATCTCATAAGCAGCGCAGAAAAGGAGAAAGAAGAAGAAACAACTGGCAGAGATTGGAAACCAGACAGAGACGATCGGGACTTCAAAGCTGGATTAGACAGTTATTTAACTCGTTCTGATTGGGATTAACGGAGGCCGATGAATGTACGAAAAAGAATACGAAAAACTCATTGAGTTTATAGTTCAAGAATTTCCTGACGAGATTGGAAAGGGGAATAAGAAACGTGGAGAATCTGCAGGACAAGTTGCGATAAGGCTGCTCAATGAATACAAATCTCTTGTTGTGTTCGTTCCTGTATATAGACACATCATTGAACTCGAAAAAGAAAAGGAAAAAATGCTCGAAAGAATTGACTTACTTACAGGAGAGATTCAGAGCATAGATCATCAGCTTTCGTGTGCTATTGAGAAGAAGGTGGAGACAGGCGAGTACGCAGATGTCAAGTGGTTTATGTCTGCCAAGAACGCGAAGAAAGCAAAACGAGCAGAGATCATTCGTATTCAACGCAAATTGCACAAGATCAATTCAGAGATCAAGGCCACAAGAGGTAAGACTTACGAAAGGCTCTTCGTTGAAGTTGCAAAGGACGCTCTAAGCGAAGAACAGTACAAAACAATCTGCAGGCTTGCCTTCGACAGAATGGGGAAACTCGAACAATACGCTAAAGAGTGATGTGCTGATTTGAAGATTTTCTTAGGGTTTGTGAGCACAGTTATGCTAAACAGAAACCTTTTCAAAGACAAGGAATTACCTTATTCTATTATTTTGCAAAGCGAGGTGGATTGATGAACTGGAAGTTTAGGATATGGAGCTTATCAGAAATGAAAATGTATTCTCCTACGAAGATTGAAGTATGTATGTCCGAAACCACAGCGAAGATATTCGACGGAAAGAAGCACCGCACACTCATGAATAACAAGCTGGTTGGTATTGAGCAATTCAAGCTCATGGCAAACGTCGGCCTTAGAGACGGCGAAGGAAAAGAAATCTACGATCAGGACATACTCGAAACAGAAAAAGGGAGGGGGGTAGTGTACTTCCAGCCGACGCGCGGAGCGTATGTAGTCAACCTGTTCGGCAAGGGAGAAGTAATGTTCGATGAAGTCAAGTGTTCCGTCAAAGTTCTCGGCGATGTTTTTCGGAATCCCGAATTGATTGCAGAATCTGTTGAGGTGATGTAATGGAGCAAATAGAGATTCTAAAAGAAAACCTTGCTTTGCTCGAGGACAATTTCAAAGACTTTAAGAAGGAGGCTAACGAAAGGATAGCTAGACTTGAGATGGCAGCTAAGAAAGTTTTGATTAGCAGACTAGATGATGTAAGCAAGTCAAATACAATCTTCCTAAAGCAAAAGTACGAATCATTCTCCGCAATAAATCAGATAAGCGAAACGAGGTACAGACTTACTGTTTATGGAACTGCTGCAAAGATGCTCAAGCACGCGGCCAACAGGACAAAAGACAACATGCTGTCTTACGTGGTTCTCGGACGCGAAATAGTTATAAAGACCTCTGGAGACAAGAAGAAGCGTTACCGATCGTCTGCTGAATCAATAAACACAGACATTCACGCTAAGCTGGATTTCACTTCGATGTACTGTCCTGTCGATTGCGAACCGTACCAAGATGACTTCATAGTGCGAATAGACCTGTCTGCAAGGATTAACCCGAACTCGCTCGAAGTGATGCTCATATGAACGTAGTATTCACTGATTCAATAAGACAATTCAGGATACGCAGAGGACTGAACAGAAGGGATCTTAGCATAAAGTCAGGACTGCATAAGGACGCAATTCAACGTATTGAGGCTGGCGAGTATAAACCGACGAAAAATACTTGTCAGAGAATAGCCGATGCTCTCGAGGTCGATCTTTCAGAGATTTACGGAACTGACGGAACGATGGATAAGGTTAATTTATTAAGAGCGGCATTGAGAGAAGTTGAAGAGAGGTTAGACGTTATTTGCAAAGTGGTAGATGCAACAAACAACTTCATAGAACGAATCGATAGTGAAGATGCCGAGATCGACGAGCAAGCTCATAAGTGCCTTACTCAGGTAATGCAAATACTCAAGAGGTGATGAAATGTTTGAAGTTGTGTTGATGAACAAGAATACTCGTACAACAGAAAAAATAAGAGTAGAAGCATCAGGACACGCAGAGGCGTGGGAAAGGGCAAGGAAAGCATTGGAATTTAACGGAAAGAAAGCTGGCGATTACTACATCAAGACGTCCCACAAGATTGTCGAAGATACGCGCACATCTAAGGTATAACGCGTTGTTCTGCGCTATACGACTAAATATGTATCTGAAAAAAGAAAACGCGTTATAACGCATTTTAAGGGGGCAATCATGGAAGAAAGAAAAATCGAATGGAAAGTAACCGAAAGTGAGCCAGCTTGCAGAATGTTGGTTGACAACAAAAAGATTGTGCTAATCATCGGAGATGATGAAATGATCGCGGCAAATCCTATGACAAACAGCGGAGAAACACCCATACAGTTCTTTGACAGATTCTTAGAAGGCATATCGCTGGAGGAGGAATAATGGGAATAGCTTACAACAGAATAATACTCGTAGGAAGACTCGTTAGAGATCCCGAGTTTAGCTACGCGCAGACAGGAACTGCCATATGCAAGTGCGCAATCGCAGTCGATAGGGAGTTTGCAAAGAACAACGAGACCGATTTTATTCCGCTCGTTTCGTTCGCAAAGACAGCCGAGACTATGAACAACTTCCTTCACAAAGGTTCGCTCATTCTGGTGGAGGGCGCGCTCAATATCGACAATTATCAGGACAGAGAAGGAAACAAGAAAACGTTCGCTAAGGTCGTCGTTAACAGATTCAACTTCATGGAAAAGAAGAACGCGTCTAACGGCAACTCGGCTCAGTACTCAGACAAACAGCTTGAGGAAGATACGGTGTTCTTCGGTTCTGACGATGGCGGCTCTGACGAAATTCCGTTCTGAGGTGTGACATGATAGGGAGAAAATGCCCGAAGTGCGGCAAAGAATACTTCAGCAGTAATGAGGGGGGAATCTGGCAATGCTCGTGCGGAAGACAGCTTACACCAGAGATGAACTCTTACGAACTCGTGAGGCAGAACAATGAAATCACTAGAGAGATTCGCGCTGACGGAGAATTACTCAAGCGAAGATCTTCTCTGGGTGTTGAGAAATTACCAAAGCATATGGTCGAGAATCCTTGAGACGCAAGTAACCCTTACATTCAAGGACGGAGACATAGACTTTGAATCTCCACCAAAGACAATCAACTATTCAAAAGACACTTTGAGGGGGTGCATACAGACTAAGAGAATGGCCGACGGACAGAAAGCAGTTCTCATAATTGCCGCTATGAAGTTGGACGCGATGCTGAAGTCGCTAACCGACAAGCAAAGAGAAGTTGTTTTCTGGCGATTGATTGACCGATCTCATACTGTTGTTAGAAATCAGAAGAGGTATGCAAGTACGAGGGAGCTGGCAGAAATGCTGAGTATTCCTAATTCAACATTTAGAGATCGTCTAATAAGCGCATGGGAAAAGCTAGGCGGCGAATGGGAGTTGTTGAGAGATTACATTCAATACGCGATAGAAAACAGTTGTTAGAAAAATTCTGAAAAATCCGATTGACTTTCCGCACAAATATGCAGTATAATTGCTACGATTGCGGAAGTCATACAGGAGCTGACAGCTCCTGTATTTTTTTGCAACTTATATCACCCCCAAAGGGCAGGGCCGACCCCCTGCCCTTTATTATGAGGTGGGAATCTTGCCGAAGAATCGTGTTACATTCTCAATTCCTGTACCTCCAAGTGAAAATCATTGTTTCTTTACTGCAGGACATAGGCGAATACTAACGAAAGAAGCAAAAGAGTTTATGACGGAGGCCGCGCTAAAGGCCAAGATCGCTTCGAAAAAGGCAAACTGGAAAATCGTTAACGGAAGGAAAGTGGTTTTGCTTCTCTACTTCTACTTTCCGAATAGGCGAAAGAAGGATACGCACAACACGCTGAAGGTTCTCATGGACAGTCTCGAAGGAATCTTATACGAAGATGATTACTGGGCTTTGCCGAGAATAATGGACTTTGGAATTGACAAGGACAATCCTCGCCTTGAAGTCGTTGCATATCTGAAATGAAAACTCCGTACACAATAGAAAATCAAATCTTCACAAACAAGGCTCATGATGCGGCTAAGAGATACGTATATCCGAGGGTTTTCAGGAATAGCGGAATAACGATAAGAGACACGATTCTTGGAACAGGCAAGGTCGAGACGATTCTCGACGGACAGCTAGCGATAGACAGGATAATCAACGTTCCTTGCGAAACTCTGAACAGCACGATAAAGCTGACGGTTCAGGAAAGATTCAGGAAACCGAGCCACGCGAAGTTCAGAGACATAGGTATAACGGAATGGAACAATGCTTCTGGACTCGAGGGCGAATTGTACAAACTTCATTCAAACCTTTTCGTTTATGGATACTTCAACGACGACACTGACATATTTACTGAGATAGTCGTTGTGAATGTGCCCATGCTTCTGATGAGGATTGCGACAGGCACAATTAAATTCACTAGAACCTACTTTGAGGATAAATACCAAAGCGCGATCAACGTTAAATTCGATGACATAAAGGCAACAAACTGCATGATCTACTCGGCTCGAAACATAGGACGAAATCTTATGCAGTGAACCCCCCGAAAGATGGTTGTGAGTTATGGAGCGTCGGTAGCTTAGGCTGACGCTCCACTTTTTTGGAGATCGAATGAAAAAGTCTGGATTGAAACCCATAAAGAACAGAGAGGAAATCATAAAGCGCGACAGCAGCAGGTGCAGAAGATGCGGAAGAAGGACGGATAGTGGCCACGTTCATCATCTCTATGGAAGGGTACGAGTGCCAGCATGGCTGAAAATTCCTGATGATGACCCAAACCACGAAGCTAATCTCGTTTATCTCTGCCCCGAGTGTCATTGGAAGGTACACAACGCACCGCCAGACGACGAATCTCAGACGGAGATAAAGGAATGGAAAGAATCAATGGCCGTTATGAATCTCAGGAGGACTAAACGTGAAAATCGTACAGCGAAAACTTTCGGAGGTTAAGCTCGCTCCGTATAACCCTCGCAAAATAAGCCCCGAAGAAAAAGAAAAACTCAAGAGAAGCCTTTCAGAGTTCGGATACGTTGACCCGATCATATACAACAAGAGAAATATGTTTGTTGTCGGTGGCAATCAGAGACTCACCGCCCTCCGAGAGCTTGCGAAGGAAGATCCCGAAAAATGGAACATAAAGTACGACATGGTAGAGGAAGACCTTGACGACGACAGAGAGAAAGCACTCAATGTAGCGCTGAACAAAATCGGCGGTGAGTGGGATTTTGCAAAGCTCAAAGAGCTTCTTGTGGAATTAGATACAGGAGCGTTCGATATAGAGATTACAGGGTTCTCGTTCGATGAGATAAAGAGTTTTGTTGACTATACCACTGACGCGTCAGATGACGGCTTCGATGTTGACGAGGCAGAGAAGCAGATAGACGAGCCGAAGACTGTAAGGGGAGACGTTTACATTCTCGGCAATCATACGCTCATGTGCGGAGACGGAACAAGCAAGGAAGATGTGAGAACGCTGCTGAACGGAAGAAAGGCAAGCATGATTTTCACTGACCCTCCTTACAATGTTGGGTACGTTAACCCGAACAACAAGAAATACACTTCGCATCAGTCAGGAAAACACAAAGCAATCATAAACGACGAGATGACTCAAGAAGAGTGGCGAAAATTCAACTTGACATTAGCTGAAATCATGATTGAGTTCTGCGATGGAGACTTGTACGTGTGGGGTGCGCCCGGCCCTGATGGTATGAGGCAAAGACTTGCCTTCATAGATGCTGGCCTCCATTGGTCTGCAACTATCGTGTGGAAGAAGCACGCCTTCGTCATGTCAAGGGGAAACTATCAGAGAATGTACGAGCCTTGTTTCTATGGCTGGAAGAAAAAATCCAGCTTTGTTGCTGGAAGGAACAAGACAGAGGTTTGGGAAGTAGATAGACCTATGAGATCGGAGCTTCACCCTACCATGAAGCCGATAGCGTTGTGCTCGATAGGAATAGCTAACAGTTCAAATTCGGGCGACAGCGTGCTTGACCTTTTCGGAGGTTCGGGCTCTACGCTCATCGCTTGTGAACAGCTCAAGAGAGACTGCATGATGATGGAGATAAGCGAAACATACTGCGACGTGATTATCAGGCGATGGGAGGAGTTCACAGGGAAAACCGCAGTAAAGAGGTGATTTTATGGGACGCAAGATAAAGAGAACGTACAAGCTCAAAGAGCAGACAGTAACTGAAGCCGAGAACATGGCGAGGGCTGGTATGACGAGAGAGCATACGGCAAGGGCGTTGGGCCTCTCTCCTTCGACCTACTATCGATGGCTTGAGCTAGGAGAAAACTCGCCAGAAGGAACATTAGAGAGGCGCTTGTACGACAGCATAATAAAAGCCGAGGGAGAGGCAATAGCGAGGAACATCGCTATCATTCAGAGGGCGGCACAAGACGGTGTGTGGCAAGCGGCAGCGTGGTTCTTAGAAAGACGTTACCCGAACGATTACGCCAGAAAAGAACGACTCGATATACAGGAGAGAAAGAATGTCAAATACGTCGCAGAGTTCGCGGGCAAAGCCCCAAAGGAATAAAGGGGGAAGGCCAAAGGGAGCTGTCAACAAGAAGCTAGAGAAAGAGCTTATAAAGCTATACGAGCCTCACCCTGCTCAATGGAAGATACACAAGTCAAAAAAGAGATTCAGGATAGTAGCTTGTGGAAGAAGGTTCGGAAAGTCTCTGATGGCCGCGAATGAGACTACGAAGTACGCTTACGAGAATCCTAGAGAGACGACGTGGTGGGTCGCGCCAGTATATTCTCAAGCGGCTATCGGATTCAAGATGATAAAGAACAGCTTTCCTGATCTCATCAAGAACGCTAACAGCGCGAGCCTCAAGATCATTCTTCACAACAACGCAACGATAGAGTTTCGTTCTGCCGAGCGACCAGACAACTTGCGAGGAGAAGGCTTAGGTTGGGTAACGATAGACGAAGCTGCCTTCATGTCAGAAGAGGCATGGTACGAAGCACTTCGGCCAGCTCTTTCGGATAGAAAAGGAAAGTTACTTGCGATAGGAACTCCGAAGGGCAAGAACTGGTTTTATCACTTGTGGATAAACGGTCAGGACAGAGAGCAGGAAGACTTTGAATCGTGGCAAATGTCAACTTACCAGAATCCTTACATAGACCCTGCCGAAATCGACGCTTTGAAAAGGACGCTACCAGAAAGAGTATTCCGTCAGGAGATACTGGCAGAGTTCCTAGATGATACTGGCGGTGTTTTCAGATACGTTGACGAAAACATAAGACCGTATTCGCTTCCAACGACAACGGAAGGGCTTGTAACTCTTGGCGTTGACCTTGCTAAGTACGAAGACTTTACCGTGCTTGTCGGGATAGATGGTTCTGGAAAGGTTGTGTATTTCGACAGGTTCAATCAGATTGATTGGGCTTTACAGAAAAGAAGAATCATAGAGGCTGCCCGAAGCATGGCCGCGAAGGTGATTATTGACTCGACTGGTATAGGAGACCCTATATTCGAAGACCTGTCTAGGGAGATATGGGTAGAGGGCGTGAAGTTCACTTCGTCATCGAAGACTAACATCATAAACAACTTGGCGATGCGAATAGAACAACACGATATTACCTACCCAAACATTCCTGAATTGATATATGAGTTAAAGCTCTATCAGTACGACTTGACTCCGACAGGGAAGCTGAAGATGAACGCGCCAGCAGGAAAGCATGACGACTGCGTTATAGCTTTGGCTTTGGCAGCATGGGGAAACTCCTCGGAAGGCGAGCCTTCGGTGCGTCTCTTGTAGGAGCTGAGCATGAACATATTACAGAAGATGTTTACAGGATTGCGAAAGAGCTTCTCAATGCAAGGCTGGCTTCCTCTGTACGAATCAATTTCATCAGATGAGGAATTTGCAAGAAGGCCGTTGAGAGCTAATGAAAAAGTCTCTTGGGTATATGCTTGCGTGAAATTCATATCCGCAAGCATTTTGTCTGCGAATCTGAGGCTATACAAGACAAAAGAAGATGGCTCTTGGGACGAGATTACGAGCGATCCAGTTCTCGATTTCATAAACAGTCCCAATCCTTATATGTCAAGAACAGAGCTGTTCTTCCTCATAGGACAATTCCTTGAGCTGACAGGTGAAGCAACGCTGTTGAGGATAAATGACTTGTTCGGAAGAACGGTTGGACTCTACCCTCTTAACCCACTCAGCTTGGAATTGAAACTCGAAGGAGGTTGGCCTAGCAAATGGATATACAGGTCTTACAAGGCTGGCCAATCATTTGAAACCGAATACAAGTACTCAGATATTCTGCAAATCAAATACCCGAATCCTAGCAACGTGTTCAGAGGTCTTTCTCCAATATCTGCTATTGCCGACGCAACTGACACAGCGTACTACGTTGAGAAATGGCAGAAGAACTTCTTCAAGAACTCAGCCGTTCCGTCCGCTGTAATACAAGCCGAGAGAACGTTGTCAGATGCGCAGTTCAAAAGGTTGAAAGCTGAGATAGACGAGAAATATCGCGGTGTCTCCAATGCACATAAGGTAATGCTGTTTGAGAACAAGTTGGAGTTCAAGCCTATAACAATGCCTATGAAGGATATGCAGCTTCTTGAGCTTAAACAGTACAACAGGCAGGAGATAGCGGCGATATACGGTCTCCCTCTGGCGAAGCTCGGTATCGTCGAGGACGTTAACAGAGCGAGTGCGGAGCAATTAGATTATACATACGCGAAGGACACGCTTACTCCGAAGCTCGTGATGATAGCGGAGACGCTTACGAAAGCGCTTCTCAGAGACAACGGAATCAAAGACAAAGTATTTTTCTACGACAGCGTTATTCCAAAGAACATGATGCTCGAGACAACGAAGAATACTCAATATCTTGACCGTGGTGTTTTGACAATAAACGAAGTAAGAGACGAAATGGGATTGCAGCCAGTACCGTGGGGCAACGAGCCGTTCAAGAAAGCTGAAGATGGAGAAAAACCGAAGGAAGCAAAAGAAGCTGAAGATGGAAAGAAGGTGATGCTTTGAAGATCGAAGAGATTGTAAAACAGCAGATCGATCATCTCTTCGGAGATATAAACGCTGAAGTAGTTTCAGAGGGCAAATCGTTCTCGATTCTCTCATACGGAACAGCAATAAAGTTTTCGGTTGAAGATGAAACGGCTCTCGAATCTAAAGACTTGAAAGACCTCATCGGAAAGGAAGTAACTATCGATCGTGTAATCAGCGACATGGAAACAGAGGTTGACAAGGCCAACGACGAAGAGCGGACGCTCAGAATGGTAGGCTCAACAGGCGAAATTGACAGAATGGGAGACAGCATAGATGTTAAAGGCTGGAAGCTCACTAACTACAGGAAGAATCCAGTTATCCTGTTCGGACACGACACGTGGATACCTGCTGTTGCAAGAGCAAAGGAAGTAAAGAAGGAAGATGATAAGCTCACGTTCCTTATAGAGTTTCCTCCAGAAGGAGTCAACGATCTGTCCGACAAGCTCTTTAACCTTTACAAGTTGAAGATCATGCGAGCGTCTTCCGTTGGGTTCTTGCCTCTGAAATACGATTGGATTGAAGACGAGAATGGCCGTTACAGGGGGATACACTTCATTGAGCAAGAGCTTCTCGAACTTTCTCTTGTGAACGTTCCAGCTCACCCTGCGGCTCTTGCTATGAGTCTGTACGGAAAGGGAATCAATCCGCAGTTTGCCGCTATGAAGATAGGGATAGATGTAGAGAAAATGCAAGAGGCTCTCGAGCCGTTAAAGAACGCAATCGAAGAATACCGAAAGTGGACAGAAGAGAAAGCAGATGAAATAAACAAGGCACTTCAGTATATACAGAATTTCGAGTTGTCGCAAAAGCTAAAGTCCGCATTGGACGAGATTAAACGAAGCATTAAGGAGGTAAGGTAATGGAGATAACAGAAGCTCTCGAAAACATGAAAACAGACATTGTAAATCAGGTGAAAACCATTGCAACGGTTACGCCAGAAGTTATTAGAGCCGAGATAGACGCTTATCTCAAAGAGAAGGCTCTCGGCGCACCTGTTCCAGAAACGCCAGTTTCAAAGTCAACGGAGAAGGAACTTCGAGAACTCGTCAAAGCAATAGTTAACAGAGATCACGTGGTAGCTAAGGCGCTTACTGGTCAGGGCGACGCGACTGGTGGGTATCTTGTTCCTGATGATTTCGTGGGGAGAGTTGATGAACTTGCCTACAAATACGGACTGACAAGACAGTTTGCAAATCAGATGAAAATGGGTGGAAGGTCAGCAAAGATTCCTAAACTCACATCTGAACCTGCCGTGTCGTGGGTTACTGAAGGCGGCACAATAACCACAGGTCAGCCAACTTTCGGATTGACTCAGCTCAACATCAAGGACGCTGCAATAATCGTCCCGATAACAAACGATCTGCTTGAGGATTCTGAGATAGACATAACGTCAATTCTCGGGAGGATCTTCGGAAGGGCGTTTGCGAGAGGTGAAGATTATCAGACATTCAACGGAGACGGCTCGGTCTTTACTGGCATAATGAACCACGCTGATGTTCCAGTAGTTACTATGGAAGACACTAAGACATCTTTCACTCAGATTACAGCAAATAATCTTCTTGACTTGAACGCTGCTGTACACGAAGCCGCAGAAGAGAACGCAAGATACTTCATGCACAGAACGGTGCTTAACATCGTGAAGAAGCTGACAAACGGAGCTACTGGCCCATATCTCTTCACTGGTAACACGATCTGGGAATATCCATACTCCAAGAGTTCATTGCTCCCTGCTGCTTCCGCAAGTGCGGTAAGCACAAAGTTCATGTGCTACGGAGACCTCGGCTACGTTTACTTTGGAAAGAAGAAGGAGCTTACTCTTCAGATTGCAGATCAGGCAACCGTTGGTGGAGTCGCTCTCTTTGAAACGAACATGATGGCAATAAGAGCAATTGAAAGGGTAGCAATCACCATCGCCTTCCCAGAAGCATTTGCCGTCCTGAAGACCGCTGCTGCTTAATAATACGAGGGGCGAAAGCCCCTCTTTTCATGAGGTGATGAAATGAAGAGAACCAAACTGACACTTGTAATGATTCTCGTTGTTACTTTAACTACGTTGTTCGGGTTCACAATACTCGATAATACGAAGGCGTTTGAGATTTACCCTTTGACAAGCATAACAGCCCTTGCTACTCCCACGACCGTCGACCTTCGCGGTTATGAGCGTATGCACGTTGTAGGCCAGTTAACGGCTTCAGCAACAACAACGACCGTAATCGTCAAGTATTACAAATCAGAGACAGCCGAAGGAACTAAAACTCTAGCATATACAGGAACTGCTATTACCGATAACGTTGGCTGGTTTGAACTTGAGATTGCAAAGGATATTAACTATCCGTTTATAACAGTCACACTAACTCCATCTGCAACTTTAACGGTAGGTGTTGTTGGAATCTTGTATGGAAAAGACTCAGCCCCATTCTAAGGGGAGATCTTATGAAGACAGTAAAGGTAAAGAGACCCATCTTTGTGGGTTCGACAATAAGTGTTGGAGAGATTCTAAACATAGACGACGACATATACAAGGCATTTGGAGAGGAATATCTTGAGGTAGTCGAACCGACAGAAGGGAATGACAAAGATGGTAACGCTGACGGAACTGAAAAACCACCTAGCAATTCAAGACGACAAGCACGATCTAAGACTAAACGCGCTTCTTAGGGGAGCAATAGCGTTTGTAAAGTCTTACTGCGGTCGTCAATTCACATATGGAACTTACACGGAACAGGTAGAGTTTGTAAACGGAGTCGGATTCATCAACGAATCTCCAATTGATGAAGTCGTCTCCGTTGTTGATTCTATGGATAACACTTACACGGTATGGTACACCACGAACCTCTGCATGATAAAGCTGGAAACAAAGACTAACAACATTCTCACGGTTGCATACAAAGGTGGATACAACACAATTCCAGAAGACTTGAAACTAGGAGTCATGCAGTATTGCGAGTATATGTGGAACAAGCCGATGGGTGTTCATGGGACTGGCGAAGCGGAGCTGAGAACGTACTATGAGGATTTTGATACATCTGTGATCGATCTTTATAAGGTTGTGAGAACATGAGCCTCGCATGGAGAGTAGCAAGAGAAGGTGAACTTGTCGAGATATTAAGAGACGTTGTAGAAGAAGACTCCATAAGGGGCGAAGTTAGAGTCGTCGGTCAGACAAGGAGACGCATAAAAGCCATAGTCAGACTCGCGTCGCTAGACACACTTTCAGTCATACAGGGACTTGTGCCGAACGACTCTATTGTTTTGTACACGGACGACGAGATTCTTGAGAACGACAGTGTTGTTTGGAGAGGAAGGACGTACTCGATTGTAAGAGTGCAGCCAAGCGAATCAATCTCCAAATGTTATGCGAAGGTGCTGAGATGAGCGTTAGCCTTTCTGGACACAGAATGCTCGCGTCTTGGAAGTCGAGGGCGCTTACAGCAGTTGAAACTTACGTTGACTCAATAATAGTGGGCAGACTAAATGAGGCAAAGTATGAGGCCATCGACACGCTGAAGCAGAACGACAACATTGTTACTCACGAATTAGCAAATGAAAGCTCGTTCGATATAGTCAAGACAAAGGGAGGCCACTTGACAACCTCTTGGTACTTGACTAACACAGCGCCACACGCTCCGTATGTTGAGAGGGGAACGCGACCTCACTATCCTCCATTGAGAGCGTTGATAGATTTTGTTGTCAGAAAACACGGTTTATCAGAAAGAGAAGCATGGCCAGTAGCAGTAGAAATTCAAAAGACAATAGGTACTAAAGGCACGAAGCCTTATCCATTCATGAGACCAGCTTTTGAAAAGATGAGAGTGAAGCTGAAGAAAGACCTAAGACGCTTCTCTAAGGATTCTGGTGTAGGAGGAAGGGCGTTCACAAGATACTACGGAGAGTGATCGTATGGAGAAGTTCATTGATAGCCTCATTAGACAAATCAAAGCATACTTTACAACTTACTCGGTATCCGCGAACGTAATAACCGACTACACAAAAGCGCAGCAGTCAATGCCTAGCATAGTAGTTACGAGGGTCTCTGGTCAGCCTGTCAAGTTTATTACCGTAACTATTGAAAGCAAGACGGCGACTGCTGCGACGCTTCTTAGATCGACAGATGCTTACTCGATTCTCTTTCAACTGGACATATTCGCAAAATCATCGAGAGAAAGAGATTCTCTGTTCAGCAGTTTGCACTCGGCTATGAAGACGATAAGAGATGCAACTTTTCTCGATCCGATATTCTTCAGGCACATAACACACTTCGAAACTGAAAACGACGAGGACTACTATCGCTTTTCTCTTGATTGCAGGTTTTGGGGATTCAATATGTACGAGGAAGAATCAAAGCTAGTGTTAGACGCAGATTCAATCATAACGAAGACATAAGGAGGCACAACAATGTCGAGTATTATACCCGGAGTTACCGTATCAGTTAACACCTTTCCAGTCGCTCCGAATGTGTCTGGAAACGGAGGAACAGTAGGATTTGTCGGAGATTTCGTTTTCGGCCCGACAAACGAAGTCATTACAATAAATACATCAGGAGAGATAAATACAAAGCTCGGAGGTCTGACAAAAGCTGACGCAAGAGCGTTGTATGCGATTCTCCTTCAGAAGCCGAAAGCGTTGAAAGTTGTAAGAGTGGTTGGCTCTGATGCAGAGTATGCGTCCAAAGAGCTTCTTGGTGCTGACTCCGCGGCCTCTCTCACACTTACAGCCAAGTACAAAGGAACATACGGAAACAGTATCACTGTTGCTATTGCAAGCGGAGTCCTTACTTTGGTTTACGGTTCGACTACCGAGACATTTTCATTCACAACTCTTGATGGTCTTGTCGATCTCATAAACGCAACAAGCACTCTCGTTACTGCTGCCAAAGATGGATCTGTCGTTCCTGCTGACATTGCGGCGACGGCGTTCACTCTTGGAGCGGACGGTACTGTAAATGATGCTGCTTACGTCGGTGGGTTCGACTCTGGTACTGACACAAGGACAGGGCTGTCTCTCTTTGAGACTGACGCAGACATTGACATAGTAACAATTGGTGGAACTCCGTCATCAACAAAGAACACCGCTCTGATGGCACATTGCTCGAGCCTCAACAGGATAGCCTCTGTTCCGATAATTGCTTCAACACTTTCAGGAGCAATATCAGAAGCGTCAGATTATCTTAGCGAAGACGGTCAGAACACATCAATGTATCCTAATCCGAAGTTCAAGATTAGTGGGACAGACTACACGATAAACGGCGGTATTGTTTACGCTGGTATCGCGGGAAGGATTGACCCACACAGATCGACGGCAAACCAGTTTGTCTTTGGTTGTGTAGGCACAGACAGAGGGCTAACGGCTGCTGAGATCGAACAGCTTATCGTGGCTTACGTCAATCCGCTTACGCTAAAGGGTACTGGCTATGCTGTAAGGCACGGCCTTATGCTCAGCACAACTTCGGATTGGAGACAGATTGGAGTCAGGAGAGTATTCAACATCATAGCAAGAGACCTTGACGGGATTCTTGATACATACGTAGGAGAGCCTAATGGGGCAGACCTCTGGAAGAAAGTAATAACCGCCTGCGACGGATACTTGAATGGGCTGAAGAGAGCAGATTGGATAGAGGAATTTGCAAACGTTTGCGACGCGAGCATTAACACGGCAGAAGTGGTAAGCGCTGGCAGACTCCTTGCTCAGTCTTACGTTAAGCCGAGATACATTGCTCACTACATCGAGGTCGAGCTTAACAAAGTAATCTCAATAGCAGTTGAAGAACAGACTGTATAGTAAGGAGGTAGAAGATGGGTACTCAAGTCTTTTTGGGCGAGAATGTGCAAGTAACCCTTAGTTCTAGCGGCCTCGAATTACTTTCAGACGGAGATATTGAAGTCAACGTCGAAAAGAACGAAGTCGAAAAGAGAGTTAGGGGCAAAGCGGTTGTACAGCACGTTCTCTCAAAGGTGGTAAATGTAACTGGCAGTATTGACGGATTGTCAAAGAATGGGAGACTTTGGGACGACGTTATTAGTTGGTTTGTCTCTGGTGGAGCTAGGCTCACCAAGATAGATGACTCTACGCTAATAACTGCTGTTCAAGAACAGCCATCATTGAGCATAACTTATGATGAGCCTAATGGTGGTGGGTCGTGGAAGTTGACAGACGTAAAAGTGAAGACGCTGAAACTGTCATATCCGCAGGAAGACGTTATAGTAGTTTCGATGGATATTGCGGCAAACGGAATGGAGAAAGTAGGCGCAAATCCAGCATAATAAATAGTTATAGATAAACGTTGAGACGGCAGGGAAACCTGCCGTCGTTTTCTTATGGAGGTATTTATGAAGGAAAAAGCACCAGATCAGGCTCTTATCGAAGTCATGTTAAGCGACGGTACAGTAATCAAAGCAAGAAAGCTAAAGATGCGCGATCTCTTGAACGCAACGGCAAAGGACGCAACGCTCAAGAGTATGCAACTTGTTGCAATGGCGATAGTCGAGGTTGATGGTGAACAGAGAAAGCTATCCGCACTTGAAGACATTGCCAATTGGGACTTGGACGACTTCACAAAAGTATCTGAAGCTGTTACCTCTTTCTCGGGTGTAAACGTTGACGAAGCAGCGGTAAAAAACTCGTAAGGAAAAATGCGGTGTATTTGCAGATCGCTATGATCTGTCGATACCTGCATTTTTCTTATACAGAGGTAATCGAGATGAGTCCAACAGAACTTGCTATCTATACCGAAGCTGCAAAGAGAATTGTTGAAATGGAAAATAAAAAGTAGGTGAGTTTATGCCAACGCTAGGCGACGCTCTGAAGCTATCCATAGTGATAACAACCGTTGACAGGTTCAGCAGAACTTTCGACGCGATAAACAGACGAATAGAGTCAATGGCCTTTCAGCTCAATAACAAGGCTGGAAGAGCGATAGCTAAGTTTGAACGAGAAGCGGCTAAGTCAGGCAAAACGTTCAGCGCGTCTTTCAGACAAATGCACGATGACATAAACAGATTGCTGGTTAACGCAAGCAAGCTGGATATGATAGGCACGACGATGACTCGTATAGGGATTGCATCGGGTGTCGCCACTGCTGGCATAGTAAACCTTTCAGCAAGTTTAGAAGACAAGATGGCGAGGGTAAGAGCGATCTCCTACAATCCGTTTGGAGACGAAGCATACAAAATTCAATACGAAGCGGACATGGCCGAGCTAGACGCATATGTTAAGAACTTGGGATTGAGAACACCCATAAAAACGGAAGAGCTGGCTGATCTTGCTATTGTCGTTGCTCAGTTGGGTTTGACTGGAAACGACATGGAGACCTTCATGGACACGGTAGCAAAGATTGCATCTATCGACCAGAACCTTTCTCCTGAAAGATGGGCCGAATACCTCGCTAAATTCAGACAGACATTTAAGCTGACGACAGCAGACATGGACGACTTCGCATCTATGTTAACTTACTTGGCTACAAGCACACCAGCTCATGCTGGCGAGATTGCTGAAGCAATGTTCAGGACAGGTAAAATCGCAGAAGGACTTTCGCCTCAAGATATTGCTGCTGTCAACACGGCTCTTATACAGGTGGGTATGACTGCTGAGAGAGCAGGTACTGCTACGAGAAGGCTCTTCATTGACCTTGCCGATGTAAACAAGATGAGAAAGATTATCGCCTTCCTAGACTACGATTATGACTTCGCTGCGTTTGACGCATTGAAAGAGTCAGCTCCTGATGCTGGAGCAATTACTAAGGGCCTTTATTCGCTCGGTACGGCAGTACCAGAAGACAAACTCAGAGAATACCAGACAATGTTCATTCAAGACCCTGTGCTGCTTCTCGCTGAAGTGCTAAGACAGTTTGCTAAGAAGTCAGAAGAACAGATGGAAAAGCTCGGCGGCGAAGTTAACTTCTCGAAGTATTTCGAAGAAGGAGAGCTAGACGAGCTAAGCACACTCTTCGAGAGCTTTCAAGACATTATTTCTGCTGGTGACATAGGCGCGCCAATAGAGAGCGTTTTGAGAGACATATTCAACATAAGAGGCACTGAAGCAGTTCAGAAGTTGAAAACTCAGGTAGATGCTCTTGAGAAAGTTAGGGAGCTTGCTTATGAAGCATGGCCAACGGAGAAGACAAGAGCAGAGACTATCAGCAGGGCGATAAGCATATCAATAGATCGCTCGAAGATT